TATGTCCCCCGAGATAACCGCTCTGGCGGCGTATCGAATGGCCGACGCCATGCTCAAGGCCCGCGAGGTGCAGGCATGAGCGCCCTCTACGAAGTCCGCCTGATCGCCGACTGCAAGGCGATCGTACGCGCCGACAGCCCGGAAGCTGCCGTTGAGGCTGCGAAGAAGGAAGCCGCGTGCGGCGACTACCACTTCGCCCAGGGCATGCCGCGCGAGGTCACCGACGAGGAGGCGCGCCCGATCCGCATGGCCGCCGACGTGGTGCTCGCATGAACAGCCTCCAGATCTTCTTCGGCCTGTTCGTTCTCGTCGCAGCGCCGTGGGCCATCGGCTGGATTCTGGAGCGCATCGCCCTGTGGTTCGCCGCTCGCCGTGCACGAGGCCTCGCACACCGCGGCGTGCTGTGCGACCGCGAACTCAACGAAACAGACCCGGTGCACCAGCTGCGCCTGCGAGGTGGAGCATGAGCGAACTCTACGAAGTGCGCCTCATCGCCACCGTGATCGCTGTCGTGCGCGCCGATGACCCGGAAGCAGCGATCCGCAAGGCCCGGTCGGAGGCCGTCAGCGGCGACTACGACTTCGCCCAAGCGCCGCCGCCGCGCGTCATCACCGAAGAGGAAGCCGTGCCGCTGCGCATGCAGTCGCGCGTCGTCCTCGGCTGAGTCCGCCATGACCACCCTCGCCCGAATCCTGATCGACGTCACCGGCCACCGCATGACCGAGTTCGAAGCCGACCTCGCGCGCCTCGCGCAGAAATACGGCACGAACCTGGAGCGCAGCGCCGATCCGCGCATGCCGCTGCATTACTCGATGCCCAAGCGGTACGTCGCCACCAATCCCACACCCCACAACGGGCCGCACCGCGCGGCCTAGGAGAAATTCGTGTCTAACTCTGCCCGTATTTCCAAGCTGGAACGTGCGATCCGCAAGGAAGCGCGTGAGAAGTACACCGCCGGCGTGCTCGCCGACTTCGAACCCGCCATCGCACGCGCCAACGGCGACGCGCCGGCCGCGAAGCTGCTGTTCGATGCCCGCAACGCCGTCATCAAGTCCGGCACCAAGGATGCCGAAGAGGCCGCGCTGGCCGCGTTCCTCCAAGCCAAGGATCCGGTGCAGCAGCCCATCGACCTGGACGCTCTCCGCAACCCGGCCGCCGTCCTGATTGCCGCCAACGGCGAGCGCCTGCCCGACACCTCGAAGGATGCCGTCGCGGTCCTGCTGCCGCAGTTCGGCCTCCTGTACACGATCGAGACCTGGGCCGCGAACAGCTGGCAGCGCGCACTTGAGATTGGCGCCGCCGTCGAGCTCTTCGAAGGCAAGGGCGAGTGGCAGCTGTGGGACGACGTCGAAGCCGGCCTGACGATCGACCGCCGAGCGCACGGCCCTGCCGTCATTCCTGCTTTCCGTGGCTGCACCCCGACGAACGACTGGTACTGGACCCGCACGCCGCATGCGTCGTCGTCCGTCAGCGCGCTCTACGTGAACCTCAGCTACGGCTACGTCAGCTGGAACAGCCGCGACGGCAGCGGTCGCGTCCGCGCCGTGCGCCGTGTTCGCGCCAGTCAGTTTTAGGCCTTTCGGCAAATCCCTGAATTCGAGGACCGAACAATGAGCGCAGTAGCAGAGAAACAGAACAGCACAGTCGCGCAGATGCAGGACGGCGCGACGCTGCTCGCGGTGATCAGCCGTGCGGCGGCTGACCCGCAGTGCGACATCGAGAAGATGGAGCGCCTGATGCAGATGCATGAGCGCATGCAGGCGCGTCAATCGGCGGCCGAGTTCGCAGCAGCCCTGTCTGACATGCAGGACCAACTCCCGAGCATCGGCGAGCGCGGCAATGCAGCGGGCCGCTACACCTACGCGCTCTGGGAGGACATCAACACTGCGATCAAGCCGGTCCTCAAGGCCCACGGCTTCGCGCTGTCCTTCCGCACGGACTTCACGGACGGCATCACCGTGACCGGCGTCTTGTCGCACCGCAGCGGCCATAGCGAGCAGACCAGCATCAAGCTGCCAGCCGACGCCAGCGGCAACAAGAACGCCGTGCAGGCCGTTGCCTCGTCAGTCAGCTACGGCAAGCGGTACACGGCCGGCGCGCTGCTGAACCTGACGAGCCACGGCGAGGACGACGACGCCTATCGGGCTGCTGTCGAGCTCGTCAGCGCGGACCAGGCGGCGACGCTTCAGGCCCTGATCGAAGAAGTGAAGGCCGACCTCCCGGCGTTCTTCAAGTACCTGTCCGGCGTCTGCAAGGTCCAGATCGCGAAGGTCGAGGAAATCCCGGCGAAGGCGTACGCCGATGCGGTCAGCCTGCTGAACCGCAAGCGCCGCGCTGCCACGAAGGATGGCAAGTAATGGACGGGTCTGTTGAAGCCGCGCTGGTCGAAGTCCCTCGCGAAACCGCTCTGCAAGTCTTCACCACGCCGAAGGCGATCGACCCGTACCTCGCGAAAGTCCGCGAGGAAATCGACCGATTCGTCCCTGACGTGAGCACGAAGAAGGGCCGCGACCAGATCGCGTCAATTGCCTACAAGGTCGCCAAGTGCAAGACCTACCTGGACGGCGTCGGCAAGGAGTTGAACGACGCGCAGAAGGAAATCCCGAAGCGGATCGACGCCACGCGCAAGTTCGTGCGCGACACGCTCGATGCCTGGAAGGATGAGGTCCGCCGCCCGCTGACCGAATGGGAGCAGGCCGAGGAATCGCGCGTCGCTGCGATCAAGTCGGCACTCGCTGAGCTGCAGGGCGTGATCGACGACCGCGAGGAGCGCTCGCCCGAGGCCCTGCGCGAGCGGCTTGCAGGGGTGAAAGCCGAGTCCATCACCGCGGAGCGCTTTGCCGAGTACATGGCAGCAGCGGCCGAGCTTCAAGCGAAGGCCATCGCGGCGCTGGAATCGGCGATTGAGAAGGCCGAGAAACGCGCGGCGGAAGCTGCGGAGCTTGCGCGGCTGCGAGCCGAAGCCGAGGAACGCGCGCGCAAGGATCGTGAAGCCCAGATCGCACGCGAGGCAGAGGAGCGAGCCAAAGCCGAGGCAGAGCGCCAGGCGCAGGCTGAACGCGAGGCCGCCGCCAAGCGAGAAGCCGACCTGAAAGCCGCCGCCGAGCGGGCAGAGCGTGAGCGCGTCGAAGCTCAGCAGCGCGCCGAACGCGCGGAAGCCGAAGCCAAGGCGAAGGCCGAGCGTGAAGTCCGCGAGCAGCAGGAGCGAGAAGCCGCCGAGCTTGCCGCCCGAGAGGCGGACAAGGCCCACAAGGGCAAGGTGAACCGCGCCGCAGTCGCCGCGCTGGTCGCAGCCGGCATCCCCGACGAAACCGCCAGGGTCGTCATCACGCTGATCGCCAAGCGCGCGGTCCCTGCCGTCCAAATCCACTACTGAGGCCGCCGTGCTCGACCAATACCAGATCGAGGTTTTTGACTGCGAGCAAGGCACGCCCGAGTGGCACTCCTGCCGCGCCGGCATCCCTACCGCTTCCGAGTTCGCCACCGTGCTCGCCAAAGGCCGCGGGGGCGGAGAGTCCAAGACCCGCAAGACCTATCTGTACAAGCTGGCTGGCGAGCGACTGACCGGCGAAGTCGGCCAGATCTGGGCCGGCAACGCGCACACCGAGCGCGGTCACGCGATGGAGCCGGAGGCGCGCGACCTGTACGCATTCATGCGCGACGCGCAGCCGCAGCAGGTCGGGTTCATTCGCCGCGGCCCGGTCGGCTGCAGCCCGGACAGCCTCATCGGCGACGACGGCCTGCTCGAAATCAAAACCAAGCTGCCGCATTTGCAGATCGAGTTGCTCGATTCCGGCGAACTGCCGAGCGAGCACAAGGCCCAGGTGCAGGGCCAGCTCTGGGTTACAGGTAGGCGCTACGTCGATTTCGTCTCGTACTGGCCGCGCCTGCCGATCTTCATCACGCGCGTCGAACGTGACGAGCTTTACATCTCGGAACTCGCCAAGGGTGTCCGCGATTTCCTGTCCGAACTGGACGAAGTGACGGCGCGGATCAGCGCCATGCAGGAGGCAGTGTAATGGCGCGCGGAGTTAACAAGGTCATCCTCATCGGCAACCTCGGCAAGGACCCGGAAGTCCGCTACTTCCCGTCAGGCGATGCAGTTGCGAATGCGACCCTGGCCACCACGGAGACGTGGAAAGACCGCCAGTCCGGCGAGCAGAAGGAGGCGACGGAGTGGCACAACGTTGTCTTCCCCGGAAAGCTCGGCGAGATCGCCGGCCAGTACCTCAAGAAGGGGTCGAAGGTCTACGTCGAAGGTTCGATCCGCACGCGGAAGTGGGAGGACAAAGAGGGCGTCACCCGCTACACCACCGAGATCCGCGTGCGCGACATGCAGATGCTAGACGGCAAGCCCGGCAGCGCCGAAGGCGGCCGTTCCTCCAACGCCAACGAATACGCACACGCGAGCGGCCGCGGGCCCGCGCGCGCCGCTCCCCAGCCCGCAGCCGATGCACCGTTCGAAGACGACGACATACCTTTCTAAACCCCCAGCCGCACAACCCAAGGAGTTCCCATGTCCGAAGAAACCCACGCCGCGCCCGTCGGGCGCTTCATCCCGACCGAAGGCGGTGGCTTCATCGATACCGCGCGCCTGTACATCAGCGACGACGGTTCGACCGTCGAACTGCTGGAGTGGTCTCACGAGCTCGCCGCCAATGGCGCGCAGTTCGATAAGGCCCAGGATCTGGCCGCGGAGCTCGGCTCCGATTGGAAGGTCGCCAGCCCGCACGAGCTCACCGGCATTGTGAACTACGACAAGGAGTATCCGGCGACCGACGCCCCCGGCATCGAGAGCGCCTGGTACTGGACGCGCCAGAAGGATGCGTCGTCGTCCGGCCTCGCGTTCGACGTGTACCTCAGCTACGGCAGCGTCGGCTGGAACTACCGCAGCCTCAGCGGTCGCGTCCGCGCCGTGCGCCGTGTTCGCGCCAGTCAGTATTTGACCTTGGGCCTCTAAGCCAGATCAGGCAATGAAGCCCTTCGCCGCCGACCTCGTCAAGGACTCCAAACGACTTCTACGTGAAGTCGTGAAGGTCTGCGCTGATTTCCCGCAGCGCTACAAGTTCATCCTAGCCGACCGGATGTACGGTCACGCGATTGATGGCTTGCTGCGCTGTCAGGAAGCGGCGCGCCTTGGCGAGCGTCGTGCGGCGGAGCAGCTGCCTCTTGTCGAAGTGCTGATCGAGCACAACGACAAGCTGCAGGCCCTCATCGATGTCGCCTATGACCTGCGGTGCTTCAACCCGCCAGGACCGCACGAGCAGTTGGTGCGCCTCGCGGCGCAGATCGGAGCCAAGTCCGGCGGCTGGAAGAAGCAGATCAAGGCCGCGATTGAAGCGCTCCCCAGAAAGCAGAATCCAGCACCTTCCAAGGGGCTGGAGCGTCTTGGGGCACTGAGTACCGCTGCCGCCTCCTCGGAGGCCAAATCATGACGAAGCCGCGCTACCTAAATGGATGCTCGGCCGGGTCGCAAGAGCATCGGAGAGCGTCGTCGTCCGACAACGCGATCTACGTGAACCTCAACAACGGCAACGTCAACTGGAACAACCGCAACAACAGCGGTCGCGTCCGCGCCGTGCGCCGTGTTCGCGCCAGTGAGTGCCGGAGCGCGGAGGGCCCCTCCCTCCAAGAACTGATGAAAGCATCGCGGGCCGCCGAAGCCGGCAAGAAGCCGAGCCTCGATATGGTCCGATTCCAGGCGACACGCGGTCGCCGGCTGCTCGGCTTGCAGCGAGAAATCATCGACAAGACCTGGCGCCCGCGGCCGGTGAAGGTCTTCGTCTCCGAGCATCCGAAGACGCGTGAGATTCATGTCCCGGCGTACGAGGACAGGGTCGTTCACCATCTGATCGTCCCGACAATCGTCTCTGAGTGGGAGCCGAAGTTCATCCACGACGCCTACGCCAACCGCGTCGGCAAGGGCTCGCACAAGGCCGTGCAGCGCGTCGGACAGTTCATGCGCGAAGTTTCGAGCGGACAAGGTGGCGGGTTCTCCCAGAAGTACGACATCAAGAACTTCTTCCCGTCGATCCGGCGCGATGTTCTGTGGGCCGAGTTGAAGCGCGGAATGGAGAGGGCGGACTTTCCGCTCTGGCAGCAGCACATCGTGCACGCCCTGCTGCGCAAGCCGCCGCTCTACTACGGCGCGCAGTACCTGTGCACCGACGCTCAGCGTGCGCTCGTGCCGCCTCACAAGCGGCTTGAGAACGCACGGCCTGGCTGCGGCATCTGCACCGGGAACCTGTCCAGCCAGATTTTCGCCGGCATATACCTCAACCCACTGGACCAGTTCATCAAGCACGTCCTGAAGGTCCAGCGGTACGTGCGCTATGTCGATGACTTCGTGCTGTTCAGCAACAGCCGGGAGCAGTTGGAGCAGTGGAGCGTCCAGATTAAGCGATTCCTCGCTGAGCGCCTGCACCTCGAACTGAAGCCCGGATCCGTTGTGACGCCGCTATCCCAGGGCGTCGACTTCCTCGGATACGTCGTTTTCCCGACCCATGTCCGAGTGCGGCCGCGCGTCGTCGCGCATGCCCGATCCAAGCTCAACGCCTGGGAGCGCCGTCACGTTGCAGCGGACGCGCTCCAGGTCACGCCCGAGGACTACGAGCAGATCAACGCGATCGACGCCTCGTATCAGGGCCATTTCCGACACGCCAACAGCCACAGGCTGCAGCGCGACTTCGTGCGCCGCTTCCCGTGGCTCCAGACGACGCGCGTGCGTCGTCGATTCCACCGCCAGCTTTCGGGCCGGCGCCTCCAAATTCCCCGCTGAGGACCATCATGCTCTTCCGAAATCTCATCCTGTATCGCCTGCCTCGCGGCTGGTCGATGACCGCCGCCGAGCTCGAACAGAAGCTCGCGACCCGCCCGCTGGCAGCCTGCACCGGCCTGCAGCTGCAGTCGCGCGGCTGGGTCGCCCCGGCCGAAACCGCGGCGCTGGTCTATTCGCAGGAAAAGCACCTGCTCATCGCCCTGGGCGTCGAGCAGAAGCTCTTGCCGGGCGCCGTCGTGCGCCAGGCCGCTGACGCGCGCGCCGCCGAGTACGAACGCCTGAAGGGCTTCAAGCCCGGTCGGAAGATGATGCGCGAGGTCCGGGAGCAGGTGACCGCGGAACTGCTACCGCGCGCCTTCGTCCGGCAGCGCCGGCTGCTCGCGTGGATCGACCTGCAGACCGGCTGGATCGCGGTCGACAGCAGCAGCAACGCCCGCGCCGAGGAACTGATCGAGTCGCTGCGCGACACCCTCGGCGAACTGCCGGTCAGCTTGGTTGAGACCGAGCACGCACCGAGCGCGACTCTCACCGCCTGGCTGGCCAGCGGCAACCCGCCCGGCGCGCTGGCGCTGGACGACGCGGCGAAGATTGTCGGCAGTGACGCCAGCAAGCCGACCGTCAGCTACACCCGCCACCCGCTCGAGGGTGAAGAAGGACTGAAGCGCCACATCGCCGACGGCAAGTTCGCGACCGAACTGGCGATGACCTGGAACGAGCGCATCGCCTTCGTCCTGACCGAGAAGCTGCAGGTCCGCCGGGTGAAGTTCCTCGCTGTGAAGGAGGACGACGACCAGGTCGCACAGAACCCGGAAGAGCAGTTCGACATCGACTTTGCCCTGACAGTCGGCGAACTGCGCGCGCTGGTCGCGGACCTTGGCCAGGCGATGAGGTTCAGGGGCCAATGACCGACTCTTATCGCCAGTTTCTTGAGGGCAAGGTCCGCATCGCGCAGGCCTGCGGCTTCGATGTCGGCCTGGACACGTTCAATCCCGTGCTCAAGCCGCATCAGGCCGCAATCGCGCAATGGGCGGTCCGCGGCGGGCGGCGCGCGATCTTCGCCCGCTTCGGCCTCGGCAAGTCGGTCATACAGCTGGAAGTTGTCCGCGTCATCCGCGAGCTCGCCGGGCATTCGCACGGCCTGATCACCTGCCCGCTCGGCGTCCGGCAGGAGTTCACCGAGGACGCGTTGAACGTCCTCGGCTGGCATCAGGCGCCGCGGTTCATCCGCACCGATGCGGAAATCGACGAGCCGGGCATCTATCTCACGAACTACGAATCGATCCGCGAGGGGAAGTTGAACCCGGCGCGCTTCGGCGTGGCCAGCCTGGACGAGGCGGCAGTGCTGCGCAGCTACGGCTCCAAGACCTATCAGGAGTTCATGCCGCTGTTCGATCCAGTCGAGCACCGGTTCGTTGCCACGGCCATGCCCGATCCGAACCGCTACAAGGAGCTGATCCACTACGCCGGCTTCCTTGGGGTCATGGACACCGGCCAGGCGCTCACGCGGTTTTTCAAGCGAGACAGCACGCAGGCCAACAACCTGACGCTGTACCCGCACAAGGAGCGCGAGTTCTGGCTCTGGGTGCATTCCTGGGCCGTGTTCCTTCAGCGTCCGTCCGACCTCGGGTTCTCGGACGAAGGCTACGACCTGCCGCCGATGCGCGTGCACTACCACGAGGTCAAGACCGATCTTGCCGATGCCGGTACCGACCGCGACGGTCAGCGCAAGCTCTTCCGGGATGCCGCGCTCGGGCTCAAGGAGGCAGCGCGCGAGAAGCGCGAAACCATCCCGGCGCGCGTCGCCAAGATGCAGGAAATCCTCGCCGCCGAGCCGGAGCGCCATTGCCTCCTGTGGCACGACCTGGAAGCCGAGCGCGCGGCCATCGGCGAGGCATTGCCGACGGCCGTCCAAGTCTACGGTTCGCTCGATCTCGAGACGCGCGAGCAGCACGTCATCGACTTCAGCTACGGCCGCATCCAGTACCTCGCCACGAAGCCCGAACTCAGCGGCAGCGGGTGCAACTTCCAGCGGCACTGCTCCATGGCCGTGTTCGTGGGGATCGGCTACCAGTTTCACGACTTCCTGCAAGCGATTTACCGCATCTGCCGCTTCCTTCAGAAGGAAGCGTGCGACATCCACATCATCTACGCCGAGACCGAACGCGAGGTACTGGCCAGCCTCAAGGAAAAGTGGGCACGGCACGAGGAGCAAGCAGAACGCATGTCCGAAATTATCCGAGAGCACGGGCTGAACGCCCTCTCCATGTCCGAGGTCCTGACGCGCTCGATCGGCGTCAAGCGCATCGAAGCGCGGGGGGAGGGCTGGATCGTCGCCAACAACGACTGCGTAGAGGAAACGCGCTCGATCAAGACCGACAGCATGGGCCTGATCGTCACGTCGATTCCGTTCGCCAATCACTACGAGTACACGCCCAGCTACAACGACTTCGGCCACACCGAGAACAACGATCACTTCTGGAAGCAAATGGACTTCCTGACGCCGGAACTGCTCCGGATCCTGATGCCAGGCCGCATTTACTGCTGCCACGTCAAGGACCGGATCAACTTCGGCAGCGTCACCGGCGCCGGCGTGCCGACTGTCTCGCCTTTCCACGCCGAAGCCTTGTTCCACGGCCGCAAGCACGGCTTCGACTACCTCGGGATGATCACTGTCGTCACCGACGTGGTCCGCGAGAACAACCAGACCTACCGGCTCAGCTGGACCGAACAGTGCAAGGACGGGACCAAGATGGGCGTCGGATCGCCCGAGTACATCTTGATCTTCCACAAGCCGCAGTCCGACCGCATGCGCGGGTATGCCGATACCCCCGTCACCAAGTCCAAGATTGAATACACCCGCGCACGCTGGCAGGTCGAT